ATAAAAGACCTCAACAGTAAAATATCAATCAACAGCAGTTTGAAATATGCAACTGCGTATATGCAAGCGAACGCATTGACAGGAATTGATAATTTGAAAAATGTATATCGTGGACTTATCCGCGACGGACTGACTATATATGAGAGTTTTGGTGGTGGAAATACCCGTAGTTATTCGATAGAAAACATGGTGCGACGCAATGTTATTAGTCTTGTCAATAAAAGCAACGCGGAAATTGACAAAAATAATTTCAAACGGTCGAGTGCTGTATTTGTTGAAGTATCAAGCCATCCAACCGCAAGAACGGCTACAAAATATATGAAATTCCCGTATGAAGACCACAGCAGTTGGCAGGGCAAGGTTTATTATTCACGGGATAAGGGTGCGGTTGACGGCTACGAGGAATTTGAAAGCACATGTGGTTATGGCGAGATGCTGGGTATTTGTGGAATAAATTGTTATCATCAATTCCAAATGAATTATACGGGGGAAAGCAATGCGACACAATATGACAAAGACGAAGTGGAAAAACAATACGAGTTGAGCCAAAAACAAAGGGCAATGGAACGAGCAATCCGTCAATTAAAACAATCAAAAGCGGTATGGGAAGAAGCGGGCGAAAGTGAACTTGCAAAACGGATAGGTGGCAATATTAGACAAGCCACAACCGTATTAAAGAACTTTTGCGAACGGCACGACTTGAAATATTACAACTGGCGAACAAAACTGTGAAAAACAGTAGACAAAAAAACAAAGTTGTGATATATGGATATTAGAAAGACAAGCCAAGTCGCTTAAAATGGCAACTTCCAAGACGGGTGAAATACCGTCGATTAAATAAAATATAGGAGGGGAAAAATATGGAAGAACTGAAATCATTGTTCGGAGATGGCTCATTGAGTTATGAGCAATTTGAACAAAAATTAGGGGAGGCAGGCGAAACCGTCAAACTAGCAAATCTCAAAACTGGGAACTATGTTGACAAAGACAAGTATGCGAAAGCAGAACATCAAGCGACGGAGTGGAAAACCAAGTTTGAAGCGTTGAGTGAAAGCACGAAGGGTTACACCGAATTGCAAGCCAATTACGATAATCTAAAAGCCGAACACGAAGCGTTACAAAACAAGGTTGCAACTGGCGAAAAGATGAGTTTGATTGATGCGTCAAATGTTAATCCGAAATTTGCAAAATTTGTTTATAGCGAAGTGAACGCGATGACCAACGATAAAAAGGACTTCAAAACAGCACTTGATGAATATCTAAAAGATAATGGTCAGTTCGTCAATGTCCGAAGCACCTATGTAAATTTACAGAATGGGGCTGGGGAAGCGAAAAGTGCTAACGAAAAAATGAATGACCAAATAAGAAAATATGCAAGGAGTTAAAAAATGGCAATTATTGAAAGAAACAATATCATCGAAAGCACGCCTGCATTAACTAGCGAAATTTTCCAAAACGTAGTTCAAGGCAGTAAAATTTTACCGTTAATGCGTCGTTTGCCGAACATGACAAAATCAAAAGAAAGTATCGCTGTTAATACTTTAATGGCAGATGCTTATTGGGTAAGTGGCGACACTGGATTGAAAGACACTACAAAAGCAGCATGGGAAAACAAATACTTATATGCTGAAGAAATCGCAGTCGTAGTTCCGATGCCTATCAATGTAATTAATGATAGCGACTATGACATTCTTGGCAATATTCGTCCACAAATTGAGGCGGCTTTTGCAAAGAAAATTGATGAAGCGATTTTGTCGGGTAAAAATAAACCTGCACGTTTCCGTGAGGGTTTAATTCCGTCAATCTTAAACGCTGGCAACAATGTTGCACCATCAACTGATACTTTGTATATCCAAATCAGCAAAGCAATGGCAAAAGTTGAAGCGGACGGTTACGAAGTAAACGGTATTTTGGGTGGCGTAGGTTTGAAACAAGTATTCCGTGAGGGATTGCTTGATACTACAAATCAACCGTTACAAGGAAGCGAAGTTACAGGCTTGCCACGTCAATTTATTGACAACGGGGCTTGGGACAGCAAAGTTAAAGCGATTGTCGGTGATTTCCAACAGGCAGTTTATTCTATCCGCGAAGACATCGAGTTCAAATTATTTGATACTGGTGTTATTACTAACAGTTCGGGTGAAGTGTTGTATAACTTGTTACAACAAGATATGGTTGCGTTGCGTGCGACTATGCGTATTGGTTGGGAAATTCCAAATCCTGTCAATGCTTTGAACGGAAGTGAAGATACCCGCTTCCCATTCGCTTATATCGAAAACGCATCTGCACCAACCACTTATGACGTAACATTTACTGTTATGGATGATGCGTCAAGTGCTTCGGCTGTATCTGGTGCGAAAGTTAATATGGCAGGTCAAACTCAAACTACTGATGCAAGTGGTATTGCAACATTTAAGTCTTTGGGTGGTGCAACTTATAACTACTCTGTCAAGAAAGCAAACTTTGTAACGTTTGAAAACAGCGTATCAGTATCAAGTGCGTCTGCTAGTGTAAGCGTAACACTTATTAGCAAATAAGGAGGTTGACGATGTTTGCGGACTATAATTATTATACCCAAAGTTACAAGGGCAAAAAGATTGAAGACGCAAACGAATATGAATATTTAGCACGCAAAGCCGACTTGTATATCAAGAAGTATACCGAAGAGGTAAACGAGAATACGAAAGACTGTGAGTGTGCTATAAGTGAGTATTTACAAGCGTCAATCAAACAGGGCAACATGGCTAGCGAAAATATCCCGAATTTTTATTCGGTTAGTTGGCACGCTAACGACCGCAACACAAATTCGAGTGAAATAAACGCAATCATTGAATTGTATTTAGGATATTCTTCTGTTGGCGTGGGCAGGTTAATAGGTTAGAGACAAGAGCAGGAGCAATCCTGCTTTTGTTGACTAACGCGGAGGTTTTATGGATTATGTAAACATAGAAGACAACACTGCCACAGTGCTTGGAACGCTAGCGAACAAGAAGCCCGAATTGTTAAACGCAATGGGCAATGAGTTATACAAGAGCATTTACAATTTTATGACAGAAGACAAAGTCGTTGATACGGGTAGGTTGCGAGGCAGTATATCGTATTCTACCCCGTATGGCGACTATAACCGCCCGACAAGTGCAAATAAACCCGATGATTTTATTAAGGGAGCAAAAGAGACTGATACGATTGTTTACGGGTCAAATGTCGAATATGCAGGATATGTAAATTCGGGGACAAGTAAACAAAGGGCGAGAAAGTTTATCGAGAACGGCACTACACGGGCTACACCGCAAATTAGAGCCACAGTCGAGAAAATATTAAAGAAATAAAAAAGGAGGCGTAAAATGGCAAGAACGGACTATAAAGAGATTAACTACACAATCTACCATGTGACCGAAGAAGAAATACCAGACGGCACGGGTGGAAGTGAAACTGTGTATGTTGTCGGCAATAGTTTTAAGGGAACTTGCGTCAAAAGTCCCGAGCAAGAACAAATAATTGCTGGCGTGCGTGGCGATGTGTCGGAGCAATACAATTTGACCGCATTAAAAGACGAGCCGATTGAACGCAACGACATTTTGATGTTACAAAAACGCAATGGCAATCAATTATTTTTGCGAGTGAAGACTGAACCGCAAGAAACGCCGTCAAGTTCAATGCAAGCGGATTGGAAAGGGTTCACGGCATCGGAATTTGATATTCGAGATACAAGGGTGGTAACAAATGGGGCTGACTAGGAATTATGGAACATCGCTTTATAATTGGTTAAGCCAATTTGCAATCACTTTTCGTGAGCCAGTAACGCCGAAGCAACTTGAAAATAAGGGCAATCCTACGGAATATATTACATATTCATCGACAAGTGGCAATTTTAGCGGGTCATTCATACAACCGATTTCGATTTATTCAAAGTCGACCGCATATAGTCATATCATGGACATTGTAGACGCGATTGAGAATGCAATTGGCGAACACGGAATAAGGTTGAATGAAACATGGGGAACTTTGACGATATACAAGGGCAACCCATTTTATCAAGATAAAGCAGAGGAAGACACCGCATATCGAGCGGGTTATGTAAATCTTGAAATCACAATATATCAATACAATGTATAAAAGGAGTAACAAATTATGTTGACAGGATTAAATTCAGGAACGGCACAAAAACTGCAATTAGGTGCAGGTGCAGTTTTGAAAGAAAAATATGTAAGAGGCACAAAATTAACGGCTGAAAACATTTTAACTGCGACAAATGGCGGAATTACATTTACTGCACAACCGCAATATTGGACGCCATCTATTGATGGTGCGGGCGAATATGTAAAGGGATTGCGTATGGTTGGCAACTGGGTTGTAACCTTAACATTTACAGCAGTTGAAGCAGACGCCAGCGTGTTATTAAAAGCGTTGGGCTGTGCTGATATCGAAAACGGCGTGATTAAAGGTCGCCACACAATTAACGCGTATGATTATGCGGATTTATATGTTATTGGCGAAAAAGCAAATGGCGATGTAATCCAAATTACAATCAAAAACGCATTAAGCACGAATGGTTTAAGTTTAACCACGCAAAATAATGGAAACGGCGGAATTGCTTTCACGATTAACGGTCATTATGACTTGAACGACTTAGACAATCCACCGTTTGAAATTGAAAACATTTCTAGCGATGAAAGTTTAACCACTATTATTGCTGGTAGTTATAACAGCGGAACACAAACATGGACAGACGGTGGCGTAACTTTTGAAACGCTTAAAAATGGCGACACGGTAAAAGTAACTGGAACATTGCCTTATGAACCAGCAGATGCAACTCTTGGTTTGTCTGCGGGCAATAGATTGTCTGTAAAGATTAAAAATTCTGCGATTAACTCACAATCAGACTTGCCGATTGGAATTATTGCAAAAGTATCAAATTCTTTGGTTGACGGTGGATACAACACCTACGACAAAACGGCATTTGAAACAGATGGCAGTATGATTTCAGTTGTAAACATCGTGAATAAAAATAAACCGTTAGTAATTAAAATTACATGGACAGAGGGCAAAGAAACGGTATATACTTTTGATGTAACAAATGTAACGCTTGCACAGGCGTAAGGAGGTAAATATGTGGTGGAAAAAGAAAAAGGCAGAAAAACCCAAAAAAATTCGCAATGTATTTACAATTCCAAG